CGGCTGGAGAATATTTTCACACAATGCTTTTAATTTTTCTATCTGCTCTGCACTAGGATTATTGTTAATACCCATACGTATAGCAGTGTCTGATTTAGTCAGCTCTGAGAGAGTGAAGTTCCGTGTAAGATTCATTGTAAAAATTTTTTAATAATTTAAAAGTTTATAATCCTTATAATAATAATTTTTAATATACCCAATTTGTTTATTATTTAAAGTAATATTATTAGAGGCTTGATTAATAAAATCTAATTTATTGGCTAAATTTGTAATGTTAATATCAAAATTATGCGATAACCAATCAATAAATTTATTATTAAAATTATCTTCAAATCTCCATATTTTTGTTTTGTAATCTATAAAATTTATTTGAGGTGCAAACCAATTTGTTCTATTGTTTAAATAAAGATTACTAACTGCTTCATCAAAACAACTTTGACTACTGAACATATTACTTATTTTTTCTTCATCTAATTTCCAAGTTCCTCTAACCATTGAAACAAATCTATCTACAGGATCTCTAACAATACAAAATTTTTTAAAAGATCTGTAATTAGTAAGCAAACAATATTCAGGATAAGTTAAATGAGGAGCTTCTTTTTCTCTAAATATAAAATTAAAATCAAAAATTTTAATTTTTTGATTACTTAGTTCTAATGACTTATGTACAAATCTACCTGCTGTTCTAGGTATATGTATGAAATATACTTTATTATTTATAATCATTGTAACATGTTTAAAAGCAACGCCATAATTATAGCGCCACCGCCCATGATAATCATTCTTTCAATTCTAGTTATTCGATCTTTTACTTCTTTAATTTGTTCAAAGGTCTGCTTTTGCATTATCCTGCAAAGCTTTTCATGAGATTCTATTCTTTGTAATGCTGATTTTTTCATTATGTTTTTCTCGCTATTACTTGTTCTGATGGTGATAGTAATGCCTGTTGTGTTCGTGTCAAGTTAGTTGTTGGATTAATTTGTTGTGTTGTTCTTACTCTTGGCTGCGGTGTATTTGGTAATGGTGGTGTTTGTATTTTAACTTCATCGTCTGGTGTAACTAAATCCCTAATAACTCTTGTGCCTTTTCGTAATATTTTTTTAGTAAAGCCCTCATCTCTTACTGGATCTCCATTTTCATCTTGTAAAATATTTCCTTTTTTATCTAATTTGTAATCAAATTCTTCTGGATTATATTCATTACCTTTTGTAAAAAATTCTTTGTCTTCATACTCATCAATAACATCATCCAATTCATCTTCTGGAAATACAAACTCTTCGTTTAATCTGTATCTAAATTTATTATTTGTAAAATCTTCTATTTCTTTTTCTAATGTATTTATTTTTGTTTCAAATCTTTTTTTAGAATAGTTAACTGGAGTAAACTCTCCATCCATTAAAGCATTAACTAACTTTTTACTTGTGCCTGATTTAATCATAATTTCTTCAATTGTATCTTCGTCAAGGTCTAATAGTTTTAAATCTTGTATTCTAATAAACATGTCTTTTTGTATTCTAAACGCTTCTTCCTGCATTTTTGTAAATGTTCTAACCATATCAGATGGTGTGTTATCTTGGTAATTATCTACATTATAAAAATTTTCATTTTCATCTGTAGCTCTTAGCTTTCTATTCATATCAGATGTAAAATATCTCAAATCTTTTTTAACATCAATTCTAATAACTCTTGTACCAGCAAACAGTGCAAGTAATTCATCTTTTAGCTCTAACGGTTTACCACCTTTTGTTAAATCTTTTGATACAGCTCCACTAATTTTGTCTACGTTAACAAATATACCTGGCTTAACTCCATCTATTATATAAGCAATTGATTTTGCAAGAGCATCACCGGCACTATCAGAATCAGAATAAACTGTTCCACCTTGTGCTTTTCTACCTTTTCTTGTTGTTACATCTATTAGTCTATCATAACCAATTGGTTCTGTAATAAATGGATTTAATAAAGTTATTAAAGGTCCATCCTCTGCAAACATTAATTCTAAAACGTAGTCTCTTGTTTGTTGTGGATTTAATTTTTGTTGACTTGCTTTGGCTAATGCTGACGCCATTGGAGCATATAAACTATCGTATGGTGAAAAATAAGAATAGTTTATTGCTGCAGATTCTCCGTCTTTCCAGCCTTTGATCGGTAACAAACTTGAATTTTTATCCCAAGGGGCTGCTGATGATCTTTTATATGCATCCCACTGTGCACTTGTGCTATTAGTTAAAAACTGTGCTGTCTGCACTATTCCTGTGCCTCCAGCGTATAAAGTCATAAAACCACCTAATAATCTTCTAAGGCCCATCTGTCTAACGGTTGGGTTATTACTTGAGGCTTGCTTTAATCCAAAGTTTACAATGTTTGCTCCTGTTCTTAATATCTCAGCAGGAAAAGATACAAAAGTTCCTAGAGGTAATTTTCTTAAATTTTGTATAACAGGTGGAACTTTAGAATATGTTGGATATGTATTTCTAATTGAATAAGCTGCTGCCTCATCTAATGCATCATCAAAAGTTTTTATTTGTCCTGTTATAGGATTTCTTTCAACAAACTCTTGTCCCATTTCTCTAAAGTAAGATTTAATATCATCAATATTCTTAAGACCCTGTGATAGTATACTTCTTTCAAATTCAAAACCATAAAGTTTCCATAAATTATCTCCCCCTGCATAAACTCTAGCCACCTTGTCAGTAGGTGTTACTTTAATTAATCTATCAAATAATTTATCTGAAGTTCTTATTTCATTTTTTTTTAAAGAGTTCATTATTGCTTTTAATTCTGATGCCACTACGTTTTCATCCCACACTCCTAAACGAACTAATCTTTCAACATAATTATTAAATGCAACTTCATCTATATTTTTTTCACCTGCTTTAAATATATCATCCAATACTATTTTAATTGCATTTGTAACACTTGCGTTACCACCAATGTGACCATTCATGAGTGCAAAGAAAGCAGCTGATGACACATTTCTTACTTGCGTTTGTGGAGAGTATAAAGTTTTACCAACTTGAATTGTAACTTTACCTTGCATAATTTCTCTGTAAACAGGAAAAGCAACTAAATCATCTAAAAGTCCACCAACACCTTGAAACATTTGAACATAATCTGGATCTGCATATAAATTCATTAAATCAGATTTCATATGTCTACCTAACCTAGGTAGTTTTTGTATTTTTTGAGCGTTTAATACACCTGCATTAATAGCTTCTTCTAACGAATTAAATAACCAACCATTTTTTAAACCAGATCTTGCAATAAAATCTGCCGCTCTTTTGTTTGACATTGCAGATATCATTTCTGCGGTTGTGCTGCCAACTACCGCTTTTAAATTTTTTTCTTCACCTAATAAACTTTTAACAGTTGTTGGTAGTTCTTCTCCTGTTTTTAACATTCTATAATCTTTAAATCTTAAAAGTTTTGCAATTTCTCTAAGTTGTATTAAAGGATTTTTATTGTCAGCTCTTCCTGTTCTTAAAACAGACTCTACCATCATTTTTCCTGACTCTCTGTAAGCCTCTTCTGTGTTTAATTTAGGAAAAGTATTTTTAGCAGTTATTCTTAAATCTTTGTTTTTTTTAACTACGTTTTTAGTTACCCAATCAACAGCAGCATTATATATTTTTTGATCTGGTGCATAATTAGGATTTGTAAAAGTTGCAAATGATTTAACTAAATAACTATTAATTCTACTAGCTTCTATATTAGCTAATTGTTTTGTAAGAGCATCTGCTCTTTTATCTTTTGGTAAAGACTTTTGAAACTCTTTCATTATATTTTGTATTTCTTGTTTTAAATCTACAGATAAAAGTTGTAATTCTCTTGGTAAATCTTCTTTTTTAAGTTGACCTCTTAAAAATTCTTCTATTTGATTAAGATAATGTTTTTGTAATGCAGGTGAACTATTTGCTTTGTTATAATTATTTTCAAAACCTTTTGCTAAATTATAAGCTTTTTTCTCTAAAGCCTCCATAGTTCTGTCTAATTTTCTAGCTCTACCTTTAATAAACAACATTACTTTTTCTGATACACCCTCAATATCTTTAGGTTGTTTACCAAAAGATCTAAATGCTGAAAGTATGTTATCTAATCTTTTAATAACTCTTTTTTCTCTCGCTGGGTTTGTCACAGAATATAATCTCCATTTTTCAAAAGGAGGTAACTGTTTTACAATTTTACCAGAAAAAGCAGATACAATTGTTGGAGCTAGAGCTTTGGTTAATACATAATTAGTTGCATTTCTAACTAATTTTGCACCACCCGCTATTGCTGGTTTAACAGCCTCTCTTGATCCAAGATATGTAACAGGTCTAAATACTGCATTGTTTATACCCTTAGCCCCTAAACTAGCTGTTGTTTTTACAAATGGTGCAAGACCAAATTTATATCCAAGCTGTAAACTTTTACCAACAAGAGGGAAACCAAAACCAATTAATGATCCTTCTGCACCATATTTAATTTTATTTCTAAATTCTGCCGCAGCTTTTTTTCTTCCAGTTAAATTTTTTGTTGACTCTGGCTCAAAAAATATAGATCGTCTTCCTGGTTCAGATGCTAAAAAATCTGTTGAACCCACAACGGTCATACCTTCTATAGCTCTATATCCAATAGTGCTTATCTTTCTTTTATTAGCTCCTTTAATTTTTTCTATTGCTTTTTTTAATCTACCTGCTGTTTTTGTTCTATTAACAATTTTTTGTATTACAGCACCGGGTACACCAAATTGTGTTAACAATGCAATAAGATCACCACGCCATGTTTCCGGTTGAGTGGGTTCTCTTTCTTTCATAAATTCATTAAACTTACTTAAAAAATTTGTGTTAGTAGCAAGGTCTGTGCCACCAAATAATATTGTACCTACACCCAAACTTAAATCAAAAGAACCTGCTTCAACACCTTTTCTTATCTCATCCCAACCAGATATATAATCTTTTTCATCTTTACTTTCTAATAGGTCATTAATATTTACAGGTGGTAAACCTTTGTCTTTCCTTGTTTTATCTATACCTCGTTGCACATTAAGTTTAAGAGCAGGATCTAAAAAAAGTGAAAAACGAAGAAGACTACTATCTTTTGCATCTTTGCCTTTAAATGATTCTATAATTGGTCTTATATATTTAACAGGTGGTGTAGGTTCACCAATACCTTCTAATGCAGATAAAAAACTTTTTTGAAAATCATCAAGATCTCTTATCTCACCCGGCTTTGTATCAATTTGTTCTTGATCTTTTTTAAATCGCTCTAAAGCAGTATCGGCCATGTTATGCCTCCTGCGGTAATACTAAATTAACACTGTATTTTTGATTAAATAAATCCACGTCTTGTTGAGTTGCAATTGTTGCAAAATCTTCTAATGCCTCTGGGCTTTGTGCTATAAGTCTAACTACATCATCAGATATTTCTTTTGGTAATCTAGCCCTTAGTGTTGCAAAATCTATTTTTGGTTCTTCTGCTGTTCCTTGGTCCATGGTCATTGCTCCACCACCCATTTGTAATCCAACACGTCCACCAGATGCCATACTTTCATCTTCTTCTATTTCTGGTACGCTTTGAAAAAATTCTGCATATTGTCTATAAGCTTCTTGTAATAATGCAGGATCTTTTTTACCTTCTGGATATTTAAGGCTTCCATCAGGAAGTGTTTCATCTTTTAATTGATTAACAATACCTTTTAAAACATCAGCAGCAAAATCTGTTTGTTGCATTAATGATTTACCAACAGTATTTTCTTTTGATAAATAATTTAATCTAGCTTCTGCTTTTGCTAATTCATTCTCAACATTTTCTCCTTTGTTTTTTCTAATTTTTAAATTAGTTATTCTTTGCATTGTGTTTTCAATATCATTTGCTATTTGTAATTTAGCGTATGTTTTACCAGTTGTTCCACCAGCAGCTTCACCTTTAGCTTCTATTAATGTTGAAAACAAATCTGCATCAGTTGCAAATTGTGTTGCTCTTTGTGTGTCTTGATCTTTAAAAAATTGTTTTGTTGGTTCCTTAAAAGCCGCAGCTGTTGTACCTAACAAACCACCTTGTGGTGGTCGTGATAATAAGTCCATGCCTCCAGAAATTAACAGTCTGTTTATAGCAGCAGATTGAGGAATAGTATATCTTGGAAACATTTCTTTTGCTTGTAAAAATTCTTCTCGCGTTGGTAATACATCTACAAGACCTGTAGGATTTTTATATCCTTGTCTTGGTTTATCAAGTCCTGATGTAATGCCAGTCCCTGCTGATCCACCTATTCGAAACATTGGTCTTTTTAATACTCTGTTCATAATTAACTAATAAATCTTGCAAACGGGTTTTTGTTTGTAACTGTTCCATATATACCAGCAAGAGTTGATCCAACACCCAATGCAGTTTGTAATGGTGTTGGGTTAGGTGTAACTGTTTGTTGTGTTTGTGCAGGATAGCCACCCATAATTCCTGTTACTTGTGCAGCAAATCTATCTAATTGTTCTTGAGGTAAAAATGCTGCTTGTCTTGTTGCTTCTCTTTGTGCATCAAGTTGAGCTTGTGCTTGAGCTTGGTTCAATGCGCCCAATGTTCCAAGTTGTCTTACGTCTCCACCAGTTAATGCTTGTTGTTGTGCTCCTAGGGCCGCTTGTTGTCCAGCTAATCCAGATTGGAATGCACCTAAACCTTGTGTTGCTCCTGCTAGACCAAATCTATTTTGAATGTCTTGTTGTCTAGCGGCTGCCGCTTGACCAAAACCTTGCATTCGTAACTGTGCATCTAATAATGCACGTTCTCCCGTACCAAACTCGGCGAGTTGTACGCCCGCTCGACCAGCGCCGAGCACACCCAAAGCTGCTTGTTGATCTCTTATAGACTGTTCTTGTATAGCCTTGTTACGATCAAATTCTGCCAATGTGGCATCAATTACTTGAGATTGAAACGGTGACATAAAATCTTGTACACCTTGTTGAAATGCAGTTGCTCCGGTTTCAACTCCACCTAATTGTCCAAGAGCTTGTGTTCCTAAACCACCAGCTAATGTTGCTTGTGTTTGTGCTCTGTCTAAAAATGGTTGAAAAGAACCTATACCTGCCTCTGCCACTTGTTGTGCTTGTGCTTGTAATGGATCCCTAGCTGCAACCTGTGGTGCAAGTCCTGCAATATTTTGTTGTCTAGTTGTAAATGCTTGAGCTGCGTCTTGTCTTATTTTAAAATCTGCTGCAGATTCACCTGGTTGTTGTGATATACCAGCTATACCAGTTGCAACAACAGGTACACCAGATTGAGCTACAACTTGTTTTGCTAAATCTTGACCTAAATCTTGTACGAATTGTGCAGGTAAATTTTGTACAGTTTGAACAGCCATTATAATACTTCCTCTAATCTTTGTGATGTTTGAAACATTCTACGTGCGCCTTCTAAGCCTTGCGATTCCTCTGATACTTCACCCCCGGCTTCGAGGTTTTTCATCATATTATACATAACTTCTGCGCCTTTGTCCACATCTCCATCACCAGCGTTTCTGACTGCATCAGCTGTAAACACAAACTCATTCTTAGATAATCTTGCAGGAACATCGTCTGCTTTTTCCATACGTCCGATAGGCACAAAACCACCATCTTCTCTATAGTCCTTTTCCATGCCACCCATGTCTAATAATGGCATAGTTTTCTTTGCTACTGGTTCTTTTTGTTCAGTAGACCCACCTTCAGCTCTATATCTTATTGCTAAATTACCAAAAGGATCTCTTCTATATTCAGGTATATTTAAACCTGGTCCTAATTCCTCAGGTGATACTGTTTCATCCTCTTCTTCTTGTCCGGCCATTAAACCTGTTATTCCTGATGTTGCTAAAATTGTTTTAAATGGATCAAATCTACCACCTGCTCCTAATATACCTTTTGTAGTTTGTACCTGGGGACCAACTTGTCTACTAGTACCAACTAAAAATGGTAATGCTCTACTTTTTAAAAAACCTGTTTCTGATAGACCACCACTCATTCTAAATAAAGCAGCAGCTATTGCAGCTTTACCTACAGGTGATTTAGCTATCTTCTTAACTGATCTTGTAACTTTCTTAACAAGTTTACCTAGACCATACATCTGTCTTGCAGATTCAAAATCAAAATTACCATCAGCTAAACCACCAACAGCAAAAGATCCCATCTCAGCGGGTGTCCCTCTACCACCCATAAAACCTGAATCTTGTGCAAAATTAGATTGATATCCGCCTGTTCCCATCATTTCATTTTGTCTTTGCATTAATTCTGTTTGAACTTTTGGACGTATCGTATCACCAGCTTTTTTTTGAAGTTCATCTATGGCTTTTTGCCTTGCAATTTCTTTTGCTACCTCAGCAGCGCTACTCGCTCCACCACTTAATATAAAAGCTAAACCTCTTCCAATATTTCCAGGCGTTATAAGTCTTCTAGCTCCAGAGACAAAACCAGATTGTAAGTTATCCTCTTCTCCAAGAGGATCTAATACCTCACCTCCTGATTGTAACATCTGTTTAAATTGTTGTGCTCTAGTTATGGCCATCTATCTATCCTATTTTGTTTTGCCAAATAAATCAAGACTTGGCATTACCACTGTAACGTCTCTCTTAATGTCTTCTGGTGCTATACCTTTTGATTTCCACTCCTCGTCAGATAAGTATTGTTCACCTGTTTTAATATTGGTTATCTTTTCTATTATTCTATCGGGTTTTAATTCTTTCATTATGTTGTTACCTCTCTTGGCTGTATTTCTAATATAGAAGCTATGACGTGCAGCTCATTTGCGTCAGAAGCTTGTACCTTTAATATCTCACTTTCCTCCATTACCAGTGGGTTAGTTAAAAGTTCTGTTGTGGTGATTGTCGCTATAGTTTTTGTTTTAAATAGGCTAAATATATTGCTGCTAGCATCTACTAAAGTAACATCTATATTGCAACCAGATCCTGCATCATTACAAACTAATATAGATTTTACAACAGCTGTTTTTGCACTTGGCACTGTATATAGTGTTGTTAAATTTGTAGTTGTTAAGTCTGCTTTTTTATTTATAAAACTATTAGCCATTAATTTAAAAAGAAGTTTTGAGCTTCTACCTCATCCTTTAGTTCTTGTTGATATGTAGTATTTAATTTTACTATAATACCATCTATGTCTCTTGTTTGTGCTTCAGCAACGGTGTAATCATATTCTCTTGCAGGTCTTGTTAATACTTGTACTATTTTAGCCATTATCTACGTCCGTCTGGTTGTGTGTCTAATCTAAAAGTTCCTAATTTCCAACTTTGTGATGCAGCTGTATTTTCTATCTTTAATGCAATAGATCTTGCTCTTGCACGTGTATCTACTTTTAAAGTAGATGAAGTTATATCAAAAGGTCCTAACGATGAACTTGCAGATGTTTCATTAGGAAAATCTCTTAAATTTAAAGTTATTCTAGTTGTGCCTGTTTGAGATATAAAATCTGGTATAAATCTTCTTATCTTCATTAAAAACTCTCCATCACCTCTAAACGTTGCAACACCAGTTTGTTGTCCTGTGCTTGTTCTTGCTTGTGTAATATCAAAATCTCCAGACTGTATATTTGCAGTTACTGCGGTTATAGTTCCATTTCTATTTTGATCTGTTCCTGTTTCGTGTTCATAGTATGATGTTCTACCTTCCGTGTTTCCTACAACATCAAAAGACGTATCAGTGCCGGCATCATATTCTAAAGCGTGTGGTTTAGTAAATACTGCAGAATCTCTCCACATAGTTCTTGATAAACTTCCAATCGTCCAAACAGGTCTTTGTGGTGATGAATCAAAATAATTATAAGAAACCATTCTATTAACTACTGAAGAAGTAGACTCTGGGTAAAACCACATAACTTCACCAAATAAATTATTTAATCCAGCTGAAATCATTTGGTTACCTGATTCCATGTTTATGTTGTCAAAAACAAAATCTTCTACTAAACATGGTAATGATTCTAATTTACCAGCATATCTAAAAAA